ATAAAATTTACTCTTATGGCAAAATTAAAACCTGACTATATCGAATGGGTGTTAACCCTGAACGCCTCCGATGCGCAAAAGGAAATACATAATCTTTCAGAAAAGAACAAGGAGCTCCGGGATAGTAATAAGGAGATAAAAAAGGCTATGACCGATTTAATCGCCACTGGGAAAGCTGGTGGTAAACAATGGAAAAGGCTTGATGAACAACTGAAAGAAAATAATAAGACGATCGGCGAGAATAACAAGAAGATTGCCGAATGTGAGAAACGGCTGGATAAAACCACCATGAGTGCCAACCAGTTGGCAAGGAAGGCGAACTCCTTGCGGAAAGAGCTTCGCGATACGGTGAAATCTTTGCAGCCGGAAAAATATGCCGCCCTGGAGAAGGAACTGAAAGAAGTTGAAAAAGCGTACGGGCAGGCCACGAAAAAGGCGGAAGGTTTCGGCGGTTCCCTTCTTTCCCTGAATAAAATGAAAACAGTTCTGGCCGGTGTATTTGTCACTATCGGCGCAATGATAACCGGGCAAATTGTCGGGGGGCTAAGGGATGCGATCAGTACTATTATAGAGTTCGAGAAGAAAAATAGTACTTTGGCGGCTATCCTGGGAACCACGAAAAAGAGTATCAAAGATTTAACGGATGAAGCACGCCGGCTGGGTGCCACTACTTCTTATACGGCTGCACAGGTAACGGAACTTCAGATAGAGCTTGCCAAACTGGGATTTTTCAAAGAGGATATTAAAGCGATGACGCCTTCCGTGTTGAAATTCGCTAAGGCGGTGGACACGGATCTTGCCTCGGCTGCCACGCTTGCCGGTGCAACATTGCGTATTTTCAACCTTGATGCGGAAGATACGGAACGGGCTGTTTCTACTATGACTATGGGATGTAACGCATCCGCTTTAAGCTTCGAGTACTTAAATACGGCAATGTCTATTGTTGGGCCGGTTGCTAATTCTTTCGGATTCACGATCGAGGAAACGACCGCCCTTTTGGGGGCTTTGGCAAACAGCGGTTTCGACGCTTCATCGGCAGCGACGGCAACACGTAATATTTTGCTTAACTTGGCTGACGGTAGCGGTAAACTTGCACTTGCCCTTGGTGGTCCTGTAGATAACTTAGAAGACCTTGTAAAGGGGCTGAAAAAGCTGAACAGTGAAGGAATAGACCTTAATAAGGCACTGGATTTAACGGATAAACGTTCGGTTGCCGCATTTAATACCTTTTTAAATGGTACTGATACCGTTTTAAATCTCCGTGATGCAGTAACAGGAGCCGAAGAGGGATTTAATGCCATGGCGGAAGAAATGGGTGATAATGTACAAGGTTCCCTCAATACATTAAGTTCAACTATCGAAGGGGTAGTTTTACGTTTCTATGAATCAAAGGGTATTCTTCGGGATTTAATAGACCTTGTTACGCTTATGGTGGAAGGTGTGGGAGGTATGATTGACATGTTTAATAAATGGGGTGTTGTCACTTATACCGTTACCGCCTATTTGGTTTCTTATTATGGAGGACTGAAAATCGCTACCATGTGGCACGCCCGTTTTAAAACGGCGACCCTTGCTTCGGTCGTTGCAGAGAAAGCGCATGCCGTACAGCTTTATATCAGCCGGGCGGCCACTCTGGCTTATGCGGCGGCCCAGGCATTGCTGCACCTGAATATTAAAGGATGTACCGAGGCCCTCCGGTTAATGAGGATCGAACTTTTGAAGAATCCATATACGGCCCTGCTCGCATTACTCGTGGCAGCCGGGGTGGCTATTTACCAGCTTGCAAAGAAGACGGAACAGGCTTCGGCAGCAATGAAGGCCCACCAGGAAGTTGTAAAGAAAGTGAATGAAGAGTATTCCAGCCAGGAGGCAAAAATAAAAACTCTTGTAGCTGCTATCAATGACGAAAATCTGTCCAACTACACCCGTAAGCAAAGGCTCGCTGAATTAAAAGAACTGATACCGGATTATAATGCGGAATTGAATGAAGAAGGCAGGCTCATTAATAACAATAAAGAGGCTATAGATCAATATTTGGTTTCCTTGGAAAAACAAATTAAGTTGAAGGCTTACCAGGAGGAACTGGAAGAATTGTACAAGAAAAAAAGGAACCTTGAAAGCCAGGAAGCAGAACAAAGCGACGCTTACTGGGACACTCGCCAGCAAAATACACTGTCAGGATATAACCGGAACAGCCTTACTGCTAAAATAAGCCGTTTATTTGGTACGGAAAAAGAGGCTAACCAGCTGAAAGCCCTACAGACAACACAGAAGGATTTGGCCGGTATAGAATCAGCTATCGCCCAGATCAATAATGATATATTAAAAACAGAGGCGACGGCCACTTCATTAACCGGGACCAATAAAGAAAATATAAATACTGAAACATCCCTCATAAAGAAACTGGAGGCGGAAAAGAAAAAGGTCCAGGAGCAGTGGGCAGAAGACAGCGAAGCGAATATCGCCAAAAAGAACAAGGAAATAGAACGTATCGACGCCGAAATAAAACGTTTGAATGAATTAGGTAAAGTCAAAAAGAAAGCGGAAGCCGGGGAGTATAAAAATACGGAAACGGACGCTACATTAAAACCGCTGGAGATCGAGCATGAAAAACGTATGCTTCTAATCAAACAGAATCGGGAGAAGGAAAATAAGACGGAAGCCCAGTACATTCTCGAAGGGACGGCGGAAAATCTTCGCTATTACCGGGAACGTATCGACGCACTCCAGAAGCTGGAAGCAAAGATCCCGGCCCAAAAGAAGAAGTTACTCGACGAAATCCACAAGCTCGAAACGGAAGCACAGATGGCCATTTTTACGGAAACCGGCAAGCAGGAAGACGCCCGTATAAAACTGGTGCAGGAGAAACGGAATGAACGATTAAAGATTGAAACCGCTTATTATAATGTTCAGAAGGACACCATGGAAAAAGCGGTATTAAATCGGAGTATAACGCAGGAAGCTGCCGACGCCTATATGCTGGAAGTTGAACAGGCACATACGGCGGAACTTCTGGAGATAAACCGTACCTATCTGGATGATGTAAACGCCCTGGAGATCACCAGCAGACAAAAACGTATAGATACCGTTACGGAAGCGGCCGACGCCGTACGTGAAACCGAGATGCAACTACTACGTGACCGGGCGGCCATTGCTCAAAAAGTACGTGAAATAACTTCCGTTCCGATAGGAATAACCGGTATGCAGGAAGCACACCGTAAGCAGATTCAGGATGTAGAAACGACTTATAATGCTATAATTGAGATAGCGAGACAGGCAGGAATTTCTACCGTTGGTTTAGAGAAGCAGAAACAGCAGGAAATTAACCAGCTTGAATTTGAATACCAGAATAGTTTATACCAGATTCAATCCCAGATCGGCGTATCATGGGCACAGGAATACCAGAATGAACTGGCCCTGTTAAAGAATCTGCACGATCAGGAATTAATAGACGAAAAGACGTACCAGCGTAAGAAGCTGCAAATGCAGATGAATAACGCTAATAAATATTTTGACTATTATTCCGGTCTTTCCTCTTCCATGGTAGAAGCTATTCAGCAGGCCGAAATCGACCAGGTGGAAGCGAAATACGGTGTTCTCATACAGGAAGCCGAAAATAACGGGGAAGATACCGCCGCCCTGGAAGAAGAGAAGGAAAATAAGAAGCTGGAAATTCAAAAGAAGTATGCGGATGTAAACTTTGCTATCAAGTGTTCCCAGATCATAGCGGATACAGCCGTTTCAATAATGAAGGCGACCGCTGATCTTGGGCCTATAGCCGGAGCTGTCGCTGCGACAATGCTCGCGGCTACCGGCGTGGCCCAGCTTGCATCGGCTAAAGCCGAACGGGACAAGATAAAAAATATGTCTGTCAAAAATACCACCGGTAGCAAGACCGCTACGGCTGAACGTGTTGTTTCCGGTTCTTCCGGCGGTGGGTGGTATGAAGGCGGTTACACCGGCCCCGGTGGGCGTTATGAAGTGGCCGGCGTAGTTCATAAAGGAGAATATGTGGTACCACAGCCGGAAATGAATAATCCTAAAGTAATCGACGCTGTTAGCACTATCGAAGCGATCAGGCGGCAGCGTACCAATGCAAACCCGTTGCCACAGAATCCGGGTGAATATGCGGAAGGCGGTTACGTTACCTCTTCTGCAGGGGATTCTTCCTACCGGGAGTTCCTGGAAGCGGCAAAGGAGCTCCGCGCCTCCTGTGAGGCTATCAAATTGATAAAGGCTTATATCGTTTATCAGGATTTGGAAAAGGCTAAAGAAACTATAGATAATGCCCGCGACACCTTTACACGCGGAAAATAAATAATCATTATGCTAAAGATTAAGACGAACAAAGGTTATCTGGATTTAGGGGGTGACTTTACCGTACAGATTGACGAAAAATCCCCTGTCATGAACGACCGGGGATCGCAAACCGTACCGGTTACGGTTCCATGTACCGGCAACAATGCTAA